GCCCTCGTCGTAGAAATTCCGGATACGGTCCATCAGGGCACCGTTGTCCGGTATCTCGTATCCAGGCGTCTTCGGCAGCTCGCCGGTATCACCAGGGATAGAGGAAATCAGGTCAAAATTGTCTCCAGAATTTGACGACATCATGTCACCGCGAAACTGTTGTTCTTCTGCTGATTCGCCCGCGCAGTCAAAATCTGCAGATTGGTGTGAACGTGTAGGCCGGATACGAGTTCACCCTGTAAAGGAACCACGTGATCCACCTGCATATCAATTCCAAGTTCACGGGACATCTGGGCTGCTACCTCGTAGACAATCTCTGCTCGCCGTTCGTCAAACCACGGTGGTGTCTGCTGTTTCTGTGTCGCGTAACGTTTCATAGCGTGGGCGGCGTAGCGGCCCAGATTGGCGCGGCGATAATCCGAATTCCAATTCGGATTCTTGGCGCGCCATGCTCGCGTCCGCTCATTACATAGCTCGCGATTAGCGGCGCGCTCACGTGCTGCCTTCTGGCGACGGCGTTCTTTCTCCTCCGGGGTATCTTTTACTTGGAGGTAGTAAGCGTGAATGCGAGCTGCATCCGCCGCGCGGCGAGCTATGTCGGACATTCGTCCAATATCGCCCGCTGTCCGTCGCCAACGAAAGCGCCCCCGAACGTGTTCGGAGGAATATATTGAGGCTGCCCGGAATCCTTCCATTCGTGGATGTCCTTGCCGTCTTTGGTCTTCTTGCCGTTCTTTTCCAGCGTCTGATACCGGATACGCATCTGGTTGCGAACGGCCGGGTTCTTGAAATTGAACGCGGTGACCTTGCCTTTGCGCTCAACCACGAGGTTGCGCATGTTGGCGGTCACGTGGACCGTGTAGGTGCCGAGGGAGATGTGCTTGCCGTCGGGGCCGACGCGGCGCGGATCCTTGTCCTGGGGAACCTCTTCGATGGTCTTGCCAGTCGCATCCTGATACCGGTCGAACTTCCAATCGGTTCCCAGGACGGGAACGCCGCCTTCGCCGGCAATCTTGTCGGCGCGTTCTACCTTGTGCGCGGTCTGCTGACGCAGGCGCAGACCCTCTTCATGGGTCAATTTGAGTTGGATAGCCAATGTCTCACCCTCCGTTAAATAGAGCCGCGCATGGCGCGAGCGATCAAAAATCTCTTCATCTCTTCCTCGTGGCCTGATAGTAATTCCGGCAAGCCGGAACGCCGGGACTTGAGTCCCCATACCTTCAGCTTATCGTCCGTATCAACGAACAACAGCTGGCCCGCGCGGCGGAATTCGTAATCGATCCCTGCGACGGAGATCAGCCGCTCCATATACCGCCCGGTGACGCCATTTCAGGAGTCCAAGCAAACCACGGCAGTTTGGACGACTCGGCGTCGGGCGGCACTTTCGCCACCGCGAATCCGCTCATGACGTTGTAGCGCATGGCGTCCATCAAGTGGTCGTTCTTCTTGATGATCTCGCCCTTCTCGTCGCGGCGATAGAGCTTCACTTCTTTCGTCCAGTGAAGTAGCGTGGTGAAGATGCGCAACTTCTGCGTCGAGAGCGCGTCCCAACATGTCAGGAGTCCGGAGACGACCGTGTTGTCGGCCTTGGTGACGTTCAGTCCCAGACCGCGATAGGCTTCGATCAACCGCTCACCATCAGGACCGCGCGCCTTCTCGGCGGCCGGGTCGATCACGCCAGGGCACCAGCGACCGCCGCGCAGATTGATCGCGGCGGCGTGAACCGCCGGATGTTCCTGGCCGACGTAGTATTCGTCATACGCTACGGCTGGGTAGCGGATGTTGTTGTCGCGGTCAATGTACGGATGGTCGATGTCCCACGCGAACCAGATCACAGCGGTGCAGTTCCAGCCTGGGTCCATCCCGTAGCTGCGCGGCCAGTGTGCCGGGATCTCGAACGGCCGACACGTCATCTGCGATTCCGCAATCGGATAGATCGATCCCTGACCGTGGCCGGGGATACCAGATTTTCGGGCCTGGATCTCGTACGGCGCGAGGCCGCGCAAGATTTTCTTTTTTTCGGCGTCAGTCAGATGTGGCACGTCATCCATGTCCAAGAATGTGGCGATGCGGCTCTCGTTGGGGAGATCATTCACCTTCGATCACCATGTCGTAGTCTTCCTGATCGTGATTCCACTCACGCCGCTTCAGCAGATCGTGCGCGGGATTCAACTCCGGCATGAACGAGATCATCAGTTCTGAGATGCCCTTGAGCGGCGTCTCGGTCAATGTCAGGATACCGTTGCGCTCGCCGGGCACCGTGCTCATTAGTCGTAGCGAGCACTCGGTGTAGATCTCGATCTTCGGTTCTTCATCAGGATGGATCAGATCCTGCTGCGTGCCCTGGAACGCTTCGCGTCCCTGGTCGTAACTCTTGAATGATAGCGTCGAGATACCGTCGTGAACGCCGTTGGTGTGGTGATGCACGAACACCGACTCGTAGGCGTTTGCGATACCGTGCTTGGATGTCGGGTCGCCCGCGAACAGATCGATGGGGATCATGCCGGTGCCCAGCAACGACGGCACGCCCGGCTCACCGCAGAACTTCTCCTGCAGGATGTCACGGACGTTCTTCGCGGTGTCGGTCGCTACCCATGCCCCGATGGGCCTGTCAAAGCGCCGGCCCTCCCACCATTCCGGATAGAGCCCGGTCAGGTGGAGTGTGTCTTCGTACGCCCCAGCGTGTGTTTTTCCGGTTCGGTTTCCGCCGAACAAGGCGCGTTCGTCGTAGATTGCGCCGAGTTTGAAATGCTGCATCTGCTTCGGATACGCAGACCTGATCTCTTCATCGCTAAACCAAGTCGCTATCGTCGTGTGTCGATCCCAATATAATCTCGACTTCCACGTCCGTGTCTGCAGCAGCTGCTGCGGGGGTGTTAGTTTGTCCCACAGACTTATTAGCTCTGATAGTTGCTCTAAGTCGCTCTTGTTGATCAATCGATCCCTTAAGGACTGATAGCATCTGGGCAAGTTCTGCACGCGCCTGCTCCGGGTTTATCGTTGGTCGGTCTGCCAAGCCGCTCTTGGCACCGAATTCTGTGAATTTGCTCTGCGCCATCGCGAGTCCGACGCGATCATTGCCGCTGCCGCGCGATTCCATGCTCCAGAGCTGCACCTGATCGACTTTCAGGCGCGCCGCTTCGTAGTCGGCCTGAAATTCCGGGTCAGATGCCTTCAAATCGATGACATGTTCGGGCTGGCAGCCTATAATCTTGGCCGCCGCGATCATGTCGCCGCCGGTGTTGACCCAGGCGGACAGTAGTTGGCTCTTTTTGTCGGCCGTCCACGCAAATTTCGCGTTCGCGATGGGGTTGACGTGGTCCAGCAGGCCGATCAGGCTGTCCGCCGTCGCGCCGGGCGTGTAGACGGCCGGCTTTCCCTCCGCCAGACGCTTGCAATCGACGCAGATGGCGTTGTTGGACACGTACCGGGCGGCCACATGGCCGTTCACGCACATCGAATGGCCGTCGTAGTAGTGGGTCCAGCCCATTTTCTCGGCTTCGGCCTTCTCTACGATACGTTTGGCGACGTAGTTGTACATGTCGGGTCGATTGTCTACGATCCCGTCAGTCACCAGCCGCGCAAACTCTGATTTTTTTCCTTTGTTGCTCACGCGCGATGCCAGTCTTCAGCTCCGGACATCCAGTTCCCGTTGCGGTCGTAGCCTGCGCTCTGCTGCCAGAGCAGACATTCATCCAGCGACTCGTCCGGATCGATACTGTAGATCGCGTTCTGCCAGATGAATGCCAATTGGCCGACGCCCTCGAAGCCGAGACGATCAAAGTCGCGAATGTCGATACCACGGAAACTGAATTCGACCACGTCGCCCGGCTTAACCTGCATGGGGATGATCAGTCCGGTTTCCGCGCCGTCCTCGAAGAAGAGTTTCCGGCTGGAGAGTTTGCTGTGTCCGAACTTCATCACGGTTTTACCGTCTGGTCCGATTATCGGGGCTGAGTCTCCGCCGAGGGTCTGTTTGAATTCGACCTTGCGTCGTTGACGTCGGCCGTACCCCACGGCGATGACCACACCCTTCTGAATCTCAACTCCTGGGGTTGCGAGGATCGGATGGATGTAGGGGACTGGTTTAACAAGTACGCGATCACGAAGGACGCGGGTATGTAGGGCGACATTTTCCAACTCCGGAGTGAGGATCATGGCATCTCGCTCCAGTGGCAATTTACGCATCGAAGCCACGGGCCGGTATTAAATTCTCGGCAACCGCACGCCGGGCAGGTGTCCTCTTCTGGCATGAGTTTGCGTCCTGGCACTTCGATTGAATCAACGTCAGGATCCCGCATCATACGAATCTTGCGGCCGACACCGTAATCAGTGTCCATCCCCGCCGTAGCGGCAAAGGTGACGATGTCACCGGGCTTGCATTCCATGGGCGCGCGCCCCCCGAAGGGGAGCATGCGTCCAGGCCCGGCCGCAGTGACTTCGCCACGCAACGTGCGCTGCCAGTCTGGCAGTTTGATGCGCCCTTTGGCCGCTGGTTCCTCCAGCAACGCGACGACTATGAAATCGTCCAGCAGGGTCTGTTTGAAAGCTATACTCACTTCTCACCTTGCGTATAGTTGAAAATTGGTGCCGGTATTGGGGGAAGCGTAGCCGCCGGCTCGGACGCCTCTTCTGGCTGGCGAGGTTGGGATCGAACCAACGACCTGCCCGTTAACAGCGGGATGCTCTGCCGCTGAGCTACACGCCAAAATTAAAGTGATCCGCTCACCGTCGGTGTGGACACCAGCTCGATGATGTTCTCGAACACGCCCGTGAACGGGTTGCCGAGCACTGAATCCACGCCGGTCCATACGAGCTTCAGTTTGCAGATCTGCGAGCCCTCATACGGGTACGTCATCTGCATCACGTTGGCCGTGAGCTGCAGCTCCCAGGGAGGATTCGCGCCCGACGAGAACGCCGGGTAGATGTAGTTCGTTGTGGTCGCGCCCGCGCTGTTGAACGTGTTCGGGCCACCGTCCATGTTCTGACTGTTGGTCAGATCATCTAGTTCGACACGGATAGTGAGCGGCACGACGGGCGTGTTGCTGCGATCAAGGAACACGAACTGCATGTACGTGTCCTCGCCCGCAAGCACGGTGTCTTGCAGGTACGGCAGGTTCGGGCTGCCCTGCAGTCCCCGATTGCCGATGATCAGGCCCATGTTAGATCAGACCCTTGATCTTGCGCTCGCCGCTCTTGCCCTTGAATTCGTGGACACGCCGACCAGCCAGCACGTGCTTCGCGCGGGCGTGAATGGCGGTGTGTTCTTTCGTGGTCATGCGTCCGCTCACCCAGGACTCGGTCGCGTGGCGCATCGAGCTACGGGCCTGCTCTTTGATCAGGTGCTTCTCACTCGGCGGCTTATCGCTCGACAGCTCGCCGTGCTGCTGGCCCGGTTCGGTCACGGACTTCTCGCCGCGCGAAGGCTTCGCGCGCTTTTTGTCCTGCTTGTTTGCTACTGCTCCGCTGGGAAACACCGCAGCGAGCATGGGCATGACTTTAGCCATTACTTTCCCGTCCGCATGAAATGATCGGCTTTCGGTCCGCGTGACTTGCCGATGTCCGGATACTTCCGGTGAACGGCCGCGCGCACGCGTGCGGCGACCGGTTTGCCGCTGGCGCGCGCGAGCGCGTTGCGGGCGTGGCTCTTATCCTCGATGGGATAGGAGCGGTCTGGGCCGGCGAAGTTCTTGCCCGAGATCTTGTTTCGGGCCGCTGCGTTCAGCTTAGCCACCGCAGCCTCCCTGTCCGCCCGTCACGAGCATGTAGCCCGTCGCATACGCGGTGCTGGCGATGAATTGCAGCCACGCGCCGATGCCTTCGATGTAGAGCGTCTGCCCATCGTTCACGCCCAGCTCGTTTTGAACTGGCGCGCCGAGCGCCGGTGCCGCTGCCGCTGACGGCGCTGCGCCTGGAGGCGGAGGGGCCCACTTGATGAAACCGACGGTGCCCGCTACCGGGGTGGCGAGCACGAACTGAACGCGCCATGACGTCACGCCCAGCTGACGGGCGTCAATCGTCACCGCAGCGGAGCTGTCCACTGCGTAGGTCGGGGTCTTCGGCTGGAAAGTTGTATCAATCGACATGCGCTCGTCCTTCGGCGTTGCGCCGGAAATATTCTTTCTTCCAGTTGCAGTTTTTGCAGAGCAACTGATAGCGCTCCAACGGGAGCTTACCTTGAACGAGCCGCGCGGATTGCTGATAGACCGTCATGATCTTGCGCTCCGCTGCGCCGTCGTTATGGATATGATCAATGTCCAGAATTATAGGGTCATTCACCCCGCACTCTACACACTGGCCTCCGAGTAGCGCGATTGCTTGGAGTCGTAGCTTTTGATGCCATACGCGCCCAAATGCTTTCGCCCGCTCAGGGTCTTTGTATGGCACTACTTGTAGCCCTTGCTCTTACCGCAGCACCATTTGTTGATCAAGTCGCCTTGATCGATGTGCTTCAGCTCTTTGACAGCACGCTGCAGATGCGGCGCTTGCTTATCCGAAGTGTTGGTGCCCGGACGCGGACCTTTGCGGTGCGCCCGCTTGGCCTTACTGGCGTTCTCGTGGTCTCCGCCGCCGTGACTAGCGCGCGGACCGTCCACATGCTTGTGGGCCTGACCGCGACTTAATTTCTTTGTGAACGGGTTCATTTGATGTCCTCGGGGCCTGCCCAATGGCGTCTGGTGCCCAAGGCCCAGGCGTCGGTGCTGCGCTTGCGATCAGCGCGTTGCTCGCGGCTACGACGGCCCTTTTTCTTGGCCTCGTCCGCGTGCATGAATTCTTTGGCTACGGAAACTGATGGCCCTCCGCCGCCCGGCTTCGACCAGCCATGCGCCACTGCGCGCATCAACTTGGCTTGCTTGGGGCTAACACTAGGCATTCTGTCTCCGTAGATATTCTTTTCGCCAATTACAGTTACAGCACAGTAGTTGATATCGAGTCTTATCCAATACCCCAGACACCAATCGAGCACAAAGTTGAGAAGGGTTGAGCGTCTTGCGCTCTTTAGCCCCATCATCTTGTACATGATCTATGTTCAGAACTATCGGATCATCGATGCCGCAGTACGCGCACTTGCCGCCAAGAAGCGCGATAGCTGCGGCTCGACTTTTTTGTTTACTGCGTCGTGACTTGTTGGGAGCCGTAATGCGATACCGCCTATGATAAGCACGATTCGCTTCCGGGTCCTTGTGAGGCATTTCAGCGCTCAGTCAAAGCCTTGTCGCCGTCCTTGTCGCCGCGATTGTGAACGGCATCCTGATAGATGCTGCGCGCAGCGCGGTTCAACTCGGACTCGCCGCCGCTATCGTTGACGTCCGAATGCGGGAGCAGCGTCTTCTCGGCAACGCCCTTGCGGGCCGCGCCATGTGTACCCTCAACGCCGGCACGCCGGCCCTTCAGATACTCTTCGCCAGTCATGTTGGCGCTTTCTTTCTTACCCATGTGATATTTCCTCTAAAAATTAAACGGAAGACCATGTCAGATGGTCGTTTGTAGTTTCGACCCTCCGAAATGCGCCATTTCCTATCGAGATGATATCGCCCACTTCATTGTAGACAAAGTAGAGGGCGGAGTAGCCGGCTGCGAGGCTGGCGGGATCTGCATGAAACTCGATGTAGTCACCAACCAAACCCGAGGACGGCATGATGACGCCCGGACGTGGATCTGAATTAGCGGTTGACGCTACCAACACCACCATGTTTTTGGAATCACGAGTTAATGTAGCCGCGTCCGCGAATGAAGTTCCGGTAGCAGTTATGTATGAAACTTTTACTGCCATTAGGACACACGCGTCATGGTAATCGATGCGGGACCAGTGACGGTCACGACATACGTAGCGGTCGTAAGCGTGGTGATCGTAGTAGCCGAAGGGCCGCCAGTCAGTGTTACGAGTGTGACACCAGTACCGCCCGCCAGCGTGACGGAGGCGGAGTTCTGGTTGTTGATGGCGACGGTCCACGAGAAGTTGAACAGGTTCGGAATGCCGCTCGTCGCTGGTGTACCGCTCAACGAAGACGAGAAACCACCGACGTTCGCCTTGTAGGCCGCCTGCACGGCCGTTGACAGCTGTGCCAGGATATTGACGGCCGTGTCGGTCGTCTCAGTCACCGCCGCGCCGCCTGAAGCGACCACGTAGCAATCGGTCGCACCCGCGAGGCCAACGGCCGGAATTACGCCGGACGCCGCCGCACTCTGATAGTACGACTGTGAATGAGTCAACGCGTGAACGGCGTTATAGAAATCGTCTCGGAAGACGCCCAAGTTAGTCATTGTGATTTTCCTCTACGGGTGAAACCCCGGTCCACCTAGCGGCGAGAACGGGTTATCAGTCCACTGGGGGCCCCGCGTGAGGTCGTCCAGTAGACAGCTAAGGTGCCAGTGCTTGCCGGCGTACTCTATCGGTACATCTCGAAGATTCCCGACATGAAGGCCGCACTGCGCGCACAGGGCTGCGGTCAGCTCGGTGCGTGAGCACAGACACCACGACCAAGCGCGTTTAGATTCTGATCCAGCAGATCGTGTCGAACCCTGTGCAGACACCGCGTCCCTCCGGAAATGTGTGCGTACTGTATTCGTCGCTCACCTTAGAGGAAGGCTGCTTCTTCTCTTCGGGCAGCGTGATCTTGATTTCAATCGTACGATGTTGGTACTGATACCAGTTCATGTACGCGCTTGCACAGCTCAGCACGATCAGCGTCCCGAGTAGCCAACCGTTCACCGCCCCACCACGTTGGTTGTTCATCGTCATCCTTGGTTCGAGCCACCTAATGGAAGCGCGTCATCGAGTCCGAGCTGCGATTCCGCGCCGATAGAAACCTGTTGCTGCAGCGGCTGCATCGGTGCGCCGCGATTCGCTGGATTGAGCTGATAGTTCGCGGGAGTTTGTCCGTCGGACACTGTGGCCGCGACACGCTCGTCCCAACCGGAAACGCCGCTGACGCCGCCACCGATGGGGGTGATCCCGCCGCCGTTTGCACCCCAGCGATCTCCGCCGAGTCCGGCCGGCGCGTTCACGTTCGGGTTAGGCGTCAGTGTCTGCCCGCCGCTCGGCTGACCGGCCACGCGTTAGGTGCCCGTGTAGACGGGAGGAACCGGAACGGTGACGCCGCTCGCCACACGGGCTAGAATCGGCTGCGTGATGTTCGCGGGCGGCGAGGGCACCTGCGGGCTGCATCCGCCGTTCTGTGGCACGAAGCCGCCCAGGCCGTAGGTCGAGTCCGCCATGATCGTCTGACCGCGCGACATCTGCGCGAGCAGTGAGTCCGTACCGGGCTGCGCGAGGACGACCGTGTTCGGGTGCTGGTGCGCCGGCATCTGGCCGTTGGAGACCTGGGTGCCGAGCAGCTGCTGGACCGGGTTCTCCGGCACCGGCGGCTGAACGCCGAAGGGCTGGTACTGCGATTCCTGCGGATTGCCGGTCGCGAGCGTGCCGCCAGGAACGGGCGCGCCGCCGGGCTGGCCGGGACCGCCGCCTTCAGCGGACGTGTTCTGCATCGAGCTGTTGGGATAGAGGTTGGTCATGTGTTAGCCCATGAACTGGTTCGGGTTCGCGCCGCCACCCTGATAGGTGAGGGACGAGGGGTTGGCCTGATTCGTAAGCACGACATCGCCCGCCGCACCCACACTCGCGTTCATGTCCGCGCCGCCCGCACCGCCGACGCCGGCCGCACCGCCGCCCGTGGCGCTGCCGAACGGGGTGCCGTTCGCCGCGCTCGCCTGATTGCCGCCGTCCAGCGGCGGGCATCCGTCCATGATGCTGTCATTCGCGCCCGTACCCTCGTTGAGGATGAGGGTGTTGGCTGGGTACGCCGCGCGCGATGCGGCGGCCTGGATCGTGTCGCCGCTGAGGTTGTTCGAGTTCGGCGGGAAGAGTCCCGCGCCCGGAATGAACGGCTGCAACGTGACCTGCACCGGGTTGCCGGGCTGTGTGCCCTGAAATCCGCCGGTCTGGTTGAGCGGCGTGCCCGCTGGTGTTCCGTAGATGGTCATGTTGATTTTATCCCAGGAATACGCCGGCCTGAAGGCCGATGTTCGAGGTGAGCACCGCGCCGCTCACTGGACCGAGCGGTTGCGGCTCGTTGTTCGTGGTCGTGGGGCCGTTCTCGATGAACGTCGGCGCAGTGGTGCCGGCAGCGAATTGTTGATCATTGACACCGCCACTGGGCGGCGCTGGGCTTCCGTGCATCGCTGTCACGCCGTTGCCGTTGGTCTGCAGCTCGTTGATCGAGCACGGGTCGCTGGGGCCGACGCTGACGCCGTTCACAGTCGAGACGCTAGCGTTCGACGGCATCGAGCCGGTCGCTACGGCCGCGACCACTGGCTGCTGCACGCCGCTGTTCGGGGACGCGTTCGGCGACTGAATCACCGGAGCGCCCGCGCCCTGCACGCCGTTCTGCGCGCCGAAGAAGGGGCTGATCGGCTGCCCGACCACGAGCCCGTCGGTGGACTTGAAGACTGTCATGTTAGTTCCCGCCGTACTGCGCCGGGGACGCGAGCGCGACCGCCGGGGCATTCGCCATCTGCTTCGCGTCCGCGAGCACCGCGCCGCCGAAGCCGGTCGCGCTCACGCCTGACGCCGCCATCACGGCCGAGCCGAGTCCGCCGTTGCCGGAGACCTGGGTCGTCTGGCCGACGCCGTTGCCAGCGCCGCCCGCCGGGCCCGCCTGCACGCCGATGCCGTTCGTACCGTTCTGGGGCACGCCCTGTGAGATCGCCTGCATGAGCGTGGGATTGCCGTTCGCATTCCCGATGCCGCCGAGACCGGCGACCGCATACTGCTGATTCAGCGAGATCTCGCCGCGCGAGGCCGCCGCCATCAGCGCCTCGAAGCTGGAGTTGAAGTACGTCGGGCCGCCGTACGGGGCGATGTCGCCCGCCGCGCCGATCACGGCGCTGGAGTTCGTGCCCTGGTTCGCGAAGATGGGCGCGCCGGTGGGGCCAGCGGCCGGCTGTGCGCCGGGGGCTGCGCCGAAGTTACCGATGCTCATTGTGGTGAATCTCCAAAATCAAATCGTCTGCGCCGTGCCGGCGCGGTGTCTCACCACCAAAAATCAGCCCGCAAAAATCGGAGGAGTCAACACTGGCGGCGGGGGAGGCGTCAGTGGCGACACAACGGCACTCGTTGCCGTCGTCGGAGGTTTGATCGCGCCACCCCCGTTAGAGAGCTGCGCTAGGATCGGTGTGGACGTGTTC